TCATTCTTATTGTATTTGAATACTGTTGATATAAGAATCTTGACTATCTCTGCATCTTTGATAACAGGTCTAACAGTCAACATGTTAAGTTGATTTAGTTTGTTAGAAACTTCTGTTTTTTCTGTTTCAGATAGATAGTCTGAGTTTTGTGGTTTAAGTGATATAAACACTTTACCATATTCAGGTGGGTCGTTGTCTTCGCCACCCCATACTGCAACTGCATCAGCATTTGGATAGTACTCTTGTACTTTTGCTTTATAGTCATTCAATGTGACTAATCTGTTTTGTGATGTATAGAATTTTGTTGCCTTAAATTTGATTGAATCGATTGATTCTTTTTCTGCACCACCTGATGAGTTTGATAATGTTGTGATTGATGCGTTTGTAAACCCATTGATTGCATCTAACATTGAAAATATTTTTGCACCATCGGCATGAAAGTCATCTACTACGATGTATGTGACATCAATAATATCACCATCTAGTAATGCTTTACCTAAAACACCATCACCAAAATATATCTCTAAGAAACCTTCTTCGTTTTCTTGGGTATAGAAAACTCTACTTGAACTTGTTATTGTAGATACATCTGTTGATAGAGTATACTTGTTTGAGAAACCATCTGATGTGATTGATACTTCTAATTTAGATTTATCAACTCTTGCGTTTGATAAAACAAATTTAGAGTTCTTAATCTGACTATCGTATATGAATGTATCTGTTATGTATTGACCTTGAACTAAGTTTACATTTTCATATTTAAAATTTAAACCATCTCTTGTTGGTATGATTGAATCTGCATTCACATAGTTATAAGATACACCATCATAGACTGAAACAAAATTATGACCTCTAGCGAGTCGCATCTGGTCACCTGTAGGGATTGTGCCATCGATGTTTCTTATATTGTTCATTGCGACTTCAACTATAGCAGTTGATGCTTTCTCTGATGCAGGTGTAAAACCTAAGTCTTTTGCTCTTGATACTACATTCTTACGAATTTGTGCTGAGTCTAAGAATAATTCTGAAGCGGCGATGTTTGTGTTTACACCACCAATATGTGATGCATATGCCAACATATCAATAAGAACTGACATGTTTGAACCTTCAAAGTCATAGTCTTTAAATTTGTCTTGACCTTTAAGATATGTTTTAATATTATCGACTATATCGTCAAAGTCTAAATCGGTTGCGTTTATTTGTGAACTTTTTACTGCCATTATCGTACCCTACTTACGGTGAAATCTACTTGTTGTCCTGGTAGACCGTTTTTAATTGAATAGAATACTCTGACATCTAGGTTGTTTCTCTGAACATCGGAAACTTCAACTTTAATATTGAATATTCTAGGTTCGTATACTTTTAATACTTTCTCTAATCTATTTTTAATTCTTCGACCAGCACCAACAGTGTCTAATTCGAATAATTGACCTCTCAGATTACCACCGAAGTTTGGTCTAAATGGTCTCTCATAGTGATTTGTTAATAAGATATTTCTTACTGCTCTTTTAATTGCATCTGAATCTTTCTTAACTGTAATGTCATTTGTGACAGGATGAGATGTAAACATTATGTCAAGGTCTGAATAAGCGTCCTTAACTGCTGTTGTCTTAGAATTCGGTTTTGTGTAATCTCTAGAGTTTGCCATTTAACTATTTATAACATTCTTAATAGTGTTTAATGCCTGAATATAGAAATAAATTCGCCTTGTGCTGGTGGATTACGGAATACAACTGAGTTACCAGACATATACACTTGTCCTAAACCACCTACACCGAAATTTTGCCTTACACCATCTTTGAATACATACAATGTTCCACTTGTTGTTGGGGCGGCAAATGTATCTTGACCATCATCAGTTGCATCGAATGTGTTAACATCATTATCATCGTTTTTGAAACTCTCTTTTGAGAATAGACCTTGAACAGTTTTAACATCTTTACTTGTACTTTCTATGACACCTTCAATGTTGGGTAATTTGATATTAATATTAAACTGCATTCCTAGTAATTTTAGTACATCGCAAAATGTTAAGAATAGAGGTTTGAATATGAAACCCAATCCAATCGCATTAAAGAATTTCTTAACTATCTTAACCCAACTAAAGAGTAGTTTTTTATGCCAATTTGCTTTAAAATCTTTTAGTTCAAGAGCAAAATCAGCAATTTCTTCTTCTATTGATTCTGCTGTAGACTTAATCTCATCACCGATGATTTTTCTAAGGTCAAAACCGAAAATGCTGATGTTAGAAATAGCATCTCTAACAGCAGTATGAAATTCATTGACTTCTTTGAGTAAGTCTTCTTCTAATAATCGTTTTTCTTCTTCTAGTTTGTCCAATTCTTCTGATAACTTGATATGGTCATCCATCGAAATGTCATGAGCAGCTAATTTTTCTTTCAATTCTTCAATTTGTTTGTTTAATTGTTTGATTTTTACTAATTTACCTGCTTTTGATGATTGAAACTTTGCTTTTATTGAAGCAATTCTCGCTTCTATCAATGCCCCAATGTCTAAAGTCATAATTGATAACAATTCTGAGAATGGTAATTTAGGTAAACCAAGTAAATCCCAAATTTCTTTGAAAATACTGATAAGTTTTTCGAATGCCTTTACATGAGCGTTCTGAATCCACTCTTTAATTTCTGTTTTGATGTATTTCCAGACTAATTTTGCTTTTGCTTCAACATCAATGACTCCGAATTCGCCGTCAAACTGCCTCAACTCTTCTGGAATCATTTTGAAGAACTTATCAACCCATTCTTCTCTCTTTTTTTCTAGTGCTTCTATCTCTTCTTTTAATACATCGATTCTATCTTGCAAGTCTGCATGTTCATCAAGTGTTAAATCAGGATTTTTCTGTTGTTCTTGTAAGTCTGCTAACTGTTTTTTCTTTGAAATGATTTGTGTTAGATAATTTTTACCTGCGATTTGGTCAATTAACTCATTTTTATAACTTGGCGAAGCAACAAGTCTGAGAATATCAATTGATAGACCCATAATGCTAATTGTGAAGTTAAAGGGAACTAATTTAGATACAAGTTCTGCAATCTTTGTGGGTATGTAAGTGTGAAACTCTTGTAGTAATTCTGTAAAAGCATCTCTCGCTTCTTTTTGCCAATTACGAACTGAACCTTTCTGCCAAAATGGCGATAATATGTCTGCTAAATCTTCAATGAATTTTTCAATGTCTTCAATTGTTTCATCTATCTTTTCTTTAATCTCACCAAACAATACATTTTCAATATAGTTTTCTTTTGCTTTGATTTGTGCTTGTATCTCAGCAATTTCTTCTTCTGTTAAATTTGGGTCTTTGAGTTTTTCAGTTAGTTCAGCAATCTCTTTTTCTTTTTCTGCTTTCATCTCTAAGATTTTTGCTTCTAACTTACCAGGCAAAGATGCTATCTCATTAAAGGTATTAATGAGGTCTGCTTTTGTTGGGAGAGAAAAGATGTCGCCGTCTGGACAATTAAATCCAGCAGGTATCGCTTCTTTTAAACTTGCTGTTGTACTTGTTTCACCTGACATATCATGAATTCAATTTAAGGTCTTGGGCACTCAGTTTAATTATTTTAGCAGACTTGATGTTAATATCATCACCTGCTTCTAATTCAATCTTACCTGATGCATCTATCTTAGTATCATTATATGATTTGATATCTACTTTTCCATTTGCATGAATCTTCGCATCGCCCAATACTTTAATGTTTACTTTACCACCAATGTATACTTCATTGTTCTTACATATGACTGTATAATTATCATTGACTACTCTATGAATCTGATTACCATCTTTATCAATTTCATAGAATGTTCCTGTTCTATGTTCTAAAGATATTCTCTCATTACCTCTAGTGTCATCTAATTCTAGTATATGTCCTGACTCTGTATATAGCGCCTTATTGAACGGATACATTGGCGTTGCATCTGACTTCGCACCTTTTAAATCTTCTGACACTAAACTCATATCTCGACCTGTGTAGATTGCATCGCCTGTTGAGAATACATTGATGTCACTTGCATCAGTGACTAATGGATAATAAGGTAATGTTTTTTCTGATTCTTCGAATTCTGTAATCTTTGAACCTGCACCTGTATATGATATTTCAACTTCTTTTGGGAGTTGTGGTGAAGTTTCTAAAGATAGAGAAAGAGCATTTGGTCTAGCGCCTGATGGTGGGTTTAAACCATCATCAGTTCCTTCATAATCTGCCTGTGTTGCTCTTCTTGGGTCGTTAAAACCTCTAAGTGGTGTCACTGTTCTAGACAGCAACTCGTCTGATACTGTTTCTTTAAAACCTTTCTGAGATATACCTTGACCAACACCTAAGACTACGAAGTCTTGTTGGTCCATATCTCTAAAGTGACCATACACTGTTGTACCTTCAACTATAGAATGTTGAGTTCCGAATCCACCCAAACCTGCTGTTGTCGCTGGCATGATTACTTGCGACCAAGGTAAATCAGGTGTTGCGATTAATGATTTGTTGTCTGTATGTAAACCATGAACACGAACTCTGACACGACCAATCTTCAATGGGTCATTTCTATCTTCTACTATACCATAATAAAATAACATTATACTTCCTCAGGTCCACTTGCTTGTTGCAATGGTTGATATGATTTAATATCTACACCATAACTCTCTTTGATTGTTTGCATAGTCACGGTGCCTTTACTGTTAATTGGGTCAATGAAGAAAACGAGTTTACCAATTAAGTATTTACCGTCTTCTAGTTTATCACCATCGCTATCATCTGTTTTAACCTCAGTCGATGGTAATGTAAGTCTAACAACTGTACCAACTGATATATCACTTCTAAAAGGTATTGTTGCTTTGATGACATTTTGTTCAAAGAGAGATAACAATGCTCTTCTCTCTAATACACCTGTATCTCTATATTCATTACCTCTAGGTTGTGTTGTTGATTTATCATCAGTTGCATCAATCAATTTTGATTCATCTGAAAATGCATTAGTCGGATTGACTTTATACATTGTTGTTGTTTCCCATGCTTGGTCAGGTGCTAAATCTACGAATGCTTCTTGCGAGTCAGGATTAGTTGTGACATCTAACATCTCTTCTGCTTCGTATATTGTTTCTAACTCTGAGGCACGAATTAAAGGAAAACCTGATACATGAGGTCCTTTTCTATCAAAAACTTTTGTTATAGAATATACATTTTCTTCTTCGAGTTTACGAATAGGGTCGTATGTCTTTAACATAGATGCATAAGCACCATCTTGAACACCTTTCATTGTATTGAATTTTTGTGGATACTGATAATCTAATATCTGACTATTCAAACCTATATCTGGTGCGTTGATATCTATCTCTTCTGTATCTAATGTTGCGTTTCTAGGATAATAACTGAATCGTAATGGAAACTCCATCTCTTGGCACATAGTATCAAAAGATGTAAATCTAAAACTACCATTTAGTGTCTGATAAAAGAACATACTATTTTGCCAACTAGCATCTGAACCATAGTTTGCATTTTCAGTACAATATTTAATTACTTGATTTAGATTCCAATTAGGGCAAATGAATTGATGATTTTCAGGTTTAGATTCTTCCCAAAAATCAGATAAGTCGTTTATACTTCTGAGTTTACCAAACCCACCATCTTCTCTTAATGCTTTAAGTAAGATACTAGAGTATGAACCTCTGTATGTTTTACTTACTACAGTCTTTTGACATGTGAAGAATTTTGGGTCTACGATATGAAGAATGTAAGACTTTGTTAAATCGTTGACTGGTTGAACATTTGTTAAACTGTAGATTCTGAATACTTTATCAATTGAGTTTTCTGTATTTGAAAATTCACCAGACGAACCTTCTCTTTGTCTTATCTTCATTGTAAGAGATTCTTGACCAACAAGTTTGAAGTTTTTGATTAAGTCTAGACCATCGACAATAGACAATCTACCTGATAA